TGCAATGCCACGTAAGTATCGTGCACTTAAGAATAATCTTAAGTTCTACGCTGGTACAGACGCATTCCAGGGCATCGTAAAGAACAACGGTACTCTTGCAGACGCAATTGCTGAGGCATTTGTTAACAAGGGTCCAGGTACTGAAGCTAACCGTCAGGCATACCTTGATGGAGGAGCACAGACCTTCGGAGGAGCACGTACAACTCGTGTTCTAGGTATCGAAGTTCAGGAAGTTCCTTACTACCCTGCAGGATATGTTGACCTAACATTCCCACAGAACCGTGTATGGGGATTCCAGCGAGACATCACTGTAAACCGTCAGTACGTTCCAAAGAAGGACACAATCGAGTACACAGTATTCGTACGCTTTGGCCTTCAGTGGGAAGAGCTTGATGCAGTTGCTTACGCAGACGCTGCAGCAGACGCTTCATAGTACTAGAACTACATAGCATTAGGGGATGGCCTGAAAACCATCCCCTTTTGTTATATTCTGATATAATTAAACTTGGAGAAAAAATATGGCTGAAATAGTTTTTAATGACAAAAAGGTTGTTGAGAAAGTTGCCGTATACTGTTCCAAGAACTTGTTTAAATATGGTCTTGGAGAATTAAAAATTGGTTACAATATTGTAACTAAGGATGCATCAGATTTCTGGGTAACTCACGAGGCAGTTCGCTTGGCAACGCCAGAAGAGGTTGCCAAAGCTTACAATAGGAGTAAATAATGATCGTACTTAGACAGCCCCCATACGATGACTTTGTTAGCTATACGCTAGAGCCATCCACTCAGTATCAAATCACAATTAAAGATGGCGACTACGATGTCGTATATCAAGAAACCGTAAACTCTAGCGTTAGTGGTGTTGTTTCTGTTAATTGGGTTGGAACTTATGGCGAAGACGCTGCATCTTATGACTTTAGAAAGTATGATGAGTCTTATGAACTTGAAATCGTTTTTGACGATGAAATTGTTGCTCAAGACAACATTACTGTAGAAAGGCCATATGTAAATCCAAACACTCTTGCAACAACCGCATCTGATATAGTTGCAGCTACATATAATGAAAGACTTGCCAGAGCTATTATCGACTCAGTTGTTGGAGGGTTTTATTTTAAAACCAAATGGCTAGAGACCACTGGGCAAGGCACAGATTATTTGCCACTTTGGGATAGGACTTACAAAATTTTGAAGGTATATGAAAATTCAGAACTAGTATATGATTCGTCCCTAGAAGTACCAGTAATTGGAGAGTGGAACTACGTAATTACCAAAGATAAGACAGCAATAACTAAAGATCCAAATTATGCAATTTTAGATTTTAATCGTGCTGAGTCTGCTCCAGTTGGCGTTAATATGGCAGCTTCTGACTCAATAAGTATGTTTGACACATCTGACAGTGGAAATACTCTTGCACTAAAGTCAGGTGTTCTATTTAACAGCGGCACAGACTATGTTGTTCATCTAGAGGTTGGCTACAACGTTGTTCCATACGACATTCAAGATGCTACAAATATGTTAATAAACGACATTGCCTGTGGCAAGCTAGAGTATTTTAAGAGATATATCACAGACTACTCAACAGATCAGTTTAAGATTAAGATTGATTCTGCAGCCCTGTCTGGAACAGGAAATATCCTAGTTGACAAAATTTTAGATAAATACATTACAGACGTCAAGAGGCCAGGAATACTCTAATGGGATGCTGCGACGAGAGTTCAGACTTTGTCTATCCAATGCTAGCTGACGTTTATTATCCAATGATAAGTCAGGGAGATTACGGAGAGATTAAAAAAGAATGGGTTTTTGATCGCACAATTGCTTGCAACGCTAACGGAGTTGGTGGAGCAGGTCAGGAAGACATCAAGCCAGAAGTTTTTATACAATACGAAAATAAGTTGGTTGCTAGAAGCAGAACAGATATTAGAATTTCTTCAAACCAAACAAAAGAAGCAGCGACCAACATTTTAATAACAAATATAAGATCCTCTAACGGAGAGCTACTATACAAAGAGACTGCAGGCCCAAGGTCTGGCAAAGGAACAATCTATGAGATTGCCACCCTAGAGCCATTTGTAGGACCATTCGGAAGTATTGAGTATTACAAAATGGTATGGAGAAGAACTGAAAACCAGGCAGTAGGTGCGTAATGAGAGTTTCTATGGACGCACGTCAGCTTGAGAAAACTTTAAATAACATTGTTCAGTATTCTTTTGGATTCTTGGATGGTGCCAAAGCAGGCAAGAAAATATTTTTAAATAACTTAGGAGAGAGCGTAATTGAAGCTCTAGCAAAATACATAGACGCACTAGCCAAAGCAGATCCATCAGCTATGCACCACGTATACGAGTGGTACCAAGTAGGAAATCCAATGGCAAGACTATACAATTTAGACTACACAGTAAGCAACGTTGGACTATCTGTTAAATCATCATTTAGACAATCATCATCAATATCAGAAGACAGTAGAGAACCATTCTATGATAAAGCAAGAATTATGGAATTAGGAATACCAGTAACAATTACCCCAAAGAGAAACAGTGCTCTGGTATTCGAAGAAGGTGGAGACACCATATTTGTTAGAAGACCAATAACAGTCACCAATCCTGGAGGAACAGAAGTCCAAGGAGAATACGAAAGAATATTTGATTCATTTTTTAAAAACTATTTTACACAAGCATTTTTAAAATCTTCAGGATTGTTTGACTATATTCAAAAACCAAAAATATACAAGAAAAACTTCGCAGCAGGTGCCAAGGGCGGAAAGTCAGTTGGCAACAAGACGGGGTACACATGGATTGCAAACGCAAAGATAGGACTTGACTAATGCCATTAGCAAGAGATTTACCATTCCCACCACACTGGATAAACGCATACATTTTTGACAAGCTTAGTGAATACGACGATATTGGAATGGATAAGATGCAGCAGCTTGTTCCTATTTTTGCTACAGGCCCAACAAACACAGAAGAGCTTTATAGGAATATGATTCAAACTACAACCATAGAAGAGCCACTGATTATTCAATATGACAGGCTAATGAGGTTTAGACAAAGTCCATTTTATGGAACCAAAAAAGAACAGCTAATTTACTACCTATACAGCACCAACATAGCAAACGTAAACAACGCAAACATAGTGATATCACAGCTACTTGACAGGGAAGACGCAGCTGCCCAAGATCTTAATAGCTGGGCTAGAGACAACGCTGAAAGCCTCAATGTCCCACACAATGTCTTCTTTCACAACGTAAAGGTATATCAAGCAGACGAGACCAGAGACGTGCTTGAGCTAGCCTCAGCTAGAACAGTATTCATTAATAAGCTTATTATTGAGTATGACTACCACGTAAAATGGGTAGATCCAGAAAGAGATCAAAATACTGGAGTTATAACAAACCCAGACGAGCAACAAGAAGAATTTAAATAGATAAAAACACTGATATACTTATTCGTGAGGAAACAATCGCCAGCTATAACTGAATATACTATTTAGAAAAAGAGGTGAAAATATGGCATATACACGTGGTAATTCCAATAACATCATCGTAGGTGCAGCTTCGTTCTTCGTTGCTGATACCGTACTTGATGGAACTACACTGCCAGCATTCGATGAGAATGAGTCATATCGTGAGACACTGTCTGACGACGGAGACTTCACTAACATTGGATACACAATGAACGGTCTTGAGATCCAGTTCCAGCCTGACTTCGGTGAAGTACAGGTTGATCAGCTTCTGGACGTTGCAAAGCTATACAAGCAGGGTATGCAGGTTAACCTGAACACTGCTTTTGCTGAAGCAACACTTGAGAATCTTCTTATTGCTCTAGCATACGGTGACAACCAGCTTTCTGGAACAAAGTCAAGCTCTGCAGGACAGGTTCTTAACCTTTCTGCTGGAGAACTTGGCGAGTGCCCAGTTGAGCGTGGCATCATTGCTGTTGGTCCTGGCACAGGAGACTGTGAAATTGGATCTGCTCTTGAGCGTGTCTACTCAGCTTACCGTGCTCTATCAATTGAGAACGTAACTGTATCTGCAAAGCGTGACGAGGCTTCAATGTTTGAAGTTTCATTCCGTCTTCTACCAGATGACACTGAGGGTTCATACGGTAAAATCGTAGACCGTACTATTACTGTTGGTTCATAATCAACAATAATTAATTAGACAGTCCCACCTCCTTTTTGGGGGTGGGATTTGTCATTCTGTGATAAAATTAAATAATGCCTACAGAAGTCTATAAAACCAGATATGTCTACTCAATCGAGGGCATAGAAATAGAGATTATCCCTCTAAAGATAAAGTACCTTAAAGAGCTAATGGAAGTCTTTAATCAGGTAAGTGGATCAACAGATCAGGATGATGTTATAAATATCCTATCAGATTGTGTAAGAGTTGCAATGAAGCAATACAAGCCAGAAATGTTTAAAACCATAGAAGACATTCAGGACGGCTTTGACCTAGGTGTTATTTATGAAATCCTAGAATACTCAGCAGGAATAAACATATCAAACAAAGAAAAAGATGAAGTCTTGAAGTCTGCACAGGATGAAAACAAAGCAGTCAACTGGGATAGCCTAGATCTTGCCAAGCTTGAGACTGAGGTATTTTTGCTGGGTATCTGGAAAAACTTTGACGAGCTAGAAACATCTATATCTATAGAAGAGCTAATGCAGATCCTATCTATAACAAGAGAGCTTGGATATGAAGAAAAAAGGTTTATGGCTGCCCTGCAAGGAATCAACCTAGACGAGGGACAAGAAGAAGAGCGTGGTCAGAAAGAATGGGACAACCTTAAGGCTAGAGTTGCTAGTGGTGGTAGAGCGACTGACTCAAGTGACATTCTTGCTCTACAAGGAACTGCTGCAAGACAAGCAGGGTTTGGTATTGGTCTAGGGCTTGGATACGAAGATTTACGTGACCCCAAGGTCTTAAAGAACTAGGGCCACTGTGATATAATTAGTATAACCTACTAATGGGTAGAACAAGGAGAAAAACATGGCAACAACAACATATGAAGCAGAAACTCTAACACTAATTGACGGATCTACGATCTCTGTACGTCCATTGAAAATTTCACTATTAAAGCCTTTTATGAAGAAGTTTGAGGGAGTAGCAGCAGTAGCAGAAGACAATGAGAAGTCAATGAACCTTCTATTGGAGTGTGTGGCTATTGCGATGAAGCAGTATAGCCCAGAGCTAGCTGCAGATCCAGCAAAGCTAGAAGAACTACTAGATTTGCCAACAGTTTACAAAATTGTTGAAGCAGCATCAGGGGCAAACCTGACCGCTTCTGCATAAATAAAAGAAAGAGTGACCGTGCATGGCTGATGTTAATGCCAATATTGGCGTAGGAATTGATACGTCTGATGCTTTAAATCAGCTCAAGAGTTTGCAACGCCAAATTGCACAGTTTCACTCATCCATAGCTAAGTCTAGCGAAAGTGCAGGAATTGCACAACGTGATCTGCAAAAGAACTTCCTGAATAGCGTAAATTCTATTCAGGGGTTCTCTGCAGAACTTAGAACTGTACGTACAACAGCAGAGTCTTTTACCAACTCCCTTGAGAAAAACAAATTCTCAATGCGAGAATATTTCCGTTTTGCAGCAGGAGCTACTGGAAAGTTTGGAAAGAACTTCGCAGCTGAGTTTTCCACAATTGAAAAGACTGCTACTGAAAGAGTAAAGACTCTTCAGACACAATATATCAAGATGGGCCGTGACGCAAGCGGAGCCATGCAGGCAATTGCGGTACGTCCAACAATTCTTGATATGAAAGACCTTGGCACTCAAACTGCCATCGCCGCACAAAAGCAAGTAATATTTAACCAGCTTGTAAAGCAAGGTTCTACAAATCTTCTAAACTTTGGTAAGAATACTCAGTGGGCTGGTCGTCAGCTTATGGTTGGATTTACCCTCCCACTTGCTACTCTTGGTATGACTGCTGGCCGTGTCTTCTTTGACATGGAAAAAGCAGCTATTAAATTTAAAAAGGTTTATGGTGACTTGTTCACTGCACCAGAAGAAACAAAAGCTGCACTTGAAAGCATTGTTACTCTTGGTAGAGAGTATACGGCATATGGTCTTGCAGTTTCTGAAGCAGTAGACCTAGCGTCTGAAGCGGCAGCAGCAGGTTTTGCTGGGGCAGATCTACAAAACCAGACAGCAGCAGCCCTAAAGCTATCTGTATTGGGACAACTAGAACTTAATCAAGCACTTGAAACTACAATATCTTTGCAAAATGCTTTCGCTATTTCATCAGCACAGCTGGCTGAAGAGATTGATTTTCTTAACGCAGTTGAAAACCAAACAGTAGTATCTCTAGACGATATGACTACAGCAATCCCAAAGGTTGCACCAGTTATTCAATCTCTAGGTGGTGACGTTAGGGACCTAGCCTTCTTTATGGCAGCTATGAAGGAAGGTGGCATTAATGCCTCTGAAGGTGCTAACGCTCTAAAGTCTGGTCTGGCATCTTTGATTAACCCAACAGGAAGAGCTAACGAGTTCCTTACTGGATTTGGAATTAACCTCAGGGGAATTGTTGATGCAAACAAGGGCAACGTTGCAGGAATCGTAACTGACTTTGCAAGAGCATTAGATAAGCTAGATCCAACCAACAGGGCACGTGTTATTGAGCAGCTATTTGGAAAGTTCCAGTTTGCACGTCTATCTACACTTTTTGAAAATGTTATTAAAGAAGGAACACAAGCAGAGCGTGTTCTTCAGCTAACAGGGGCTACAGCACAAGAGCTTGCAACGCTGTCAGAGACAGAGCTTGGAACAGCCGCTTCTTCATCTATGAACAAGTTTAGAAAAGCTGTAGAAGGTATCAAGCTAGCACTTGTTCCTATTGGTGAACTATTCGTTGAGATTGCAACACCAATTGTTGAATTTGGAAGCAAGATGCTTGATGCATTTAATCAGCTCCCAGATGGAATTAAAAAGTCTATTGGAACAGCCATTACAATTATTGGCGGTATTGGTCCAATAGCCCTTATGACCTTTGGTCTAATTAATAACGGTATTGCTAATATGATTAAGTTTTTTGCTACCGTTCGACTTGGCTACCTAAAGATTACTGGTCAGGCTCAAGGCATTGGTGATGAAACTCAGTATATGACAACTGAGCAGCTAGAGGCTTCAGCTGCAGCCGCATCGCTTGATCAGGCCCACGCAGGACTGACTCAAAGATTCACAGTAGAAAAGGTTGCAGTAGACGCTCTTCGTGCCTCCTACGAGCAAGCAGTGGCTGCTGGCAATAGGTTTGCAATGCTCAACCCAGGAATGATGAAGCCTGGATCTCCAAAGAAATTTGCACTTGGTGGAGCTGTAGGTGGTTCTGGAAACAGAGATACTGTTCCAGCTATGCTTACCCCAGGTGAGTTTGTAGTTAAAAAGGATGTAGCTCAAAGAAACAAGGCATTGCTTGAAGCCTTAAACAATGGAAAGCTTCCTGGTTTTAATCAAGGTGGTATGGTTGGTAAAGGATTTAGCAACGCCACGATGTTCTTGCCAGAAAGCCTTAACACTCTTATGGGTGGTGCAGGTCCTGGAGCAGCAACTGGAGACGTAACAGCTTATCTTAAAAAAGCTGCAGACGCAGCTGCCGCCCCACTGATGGCAGTAATGGCAAGAGAAATGGGCATCAAACTAAATGACCCAGCATTGCTAGAAGAGTGGAAGGTAGTTGGAAGTAGCCTAATTCAAAGTGCAACAGATGCTTTGGAAAAGTCTGGAAGAGAATTTATAACTGACGACGACTTTGAAGAGCTTGTTGTACCAGCTATGAAAGAAAATGTAAAAACTCTAAACGTTGCTGGTAAAGAATTGTCTACAGCAATGAACAATGCTTTTGAAGAAATTAGAACTGTTGCACCGCTTGGATCAAAGAGTGGAGCTATGGGTGGAACTGGAAGAGTCTCACTGCCAGGATCATATAGAGGTGTAAGAGTTCCAGCACAAAGTTTTGCTCTTGCTAGCAACCCAGAAATGTTCCAGCAAACAGAAAGATTCTCTCAGTCAAGAAGTAGAATTGTAAAATCATTCCAAACTCAGAATGTCGCAACTGGACAGTCTGAAGTAGCAACAATGGCACACCTTAAGCGTTCAATAACAACTACAGTAGATAATTTAATTCTAAAGGTTGCCCCATATCTTGGAGACCAGTCCGCAAGAATTGTTAAGGCAGTTTCTAAGGGCACCGTTGAAGGGATTGAAAAATCTACCAGACAAGCATCTCCATCGAAAGAAGCTTACGATGCAGGTGTTAACATTGGAAAGGGTGCTATACAGGGAATAGCTTCTCAAAATGACGAAGCAGCCGCAGCTGGAGCCTCTCTTGGACAGGCAGCTACCACAGGTCGTGGATCACGTAGAGCATCTTCTGATGGAAATATAGTATTTGATACTCAGTCTAGCCAATATGCTAGCCAGGCCAAAGCAGCGAAATTGCTTGAGGGCAGACAGCTTGGTCTAGCAAGAGCGTCACAGATGACTTTAAATTCTATACAAGCATTTTCAGCTAAGCTATCTGGAGCAACTTTTGCACTTAGCTCTGTAGCAGGAATAGCGTCAATGTTTGGCGGTAAAGTTGGAGAAGCAGCTGGAGCCATTATGCAAATCACTAGTTTATTCTTTGCACTATCTACAATTACCATGGGACTGGTTAAAGCCAAAACTGCTCAAAAAACAGTAGAGATGATAAGCTCGCTAGCTTCTGGAAGAACCGCTGCAGGTGCAGCTTCAGCAGTTGGTGGCTTTGCTGGCGGTGCTAGAGGAATGGCAGGATTTAAAAATATTCTGGGTAACGTAGGAAATATATTTAAAACTTTTATCCCAATTCTTGGTAAGATTCCAACACTATTCTTAAAACTAATCCCTGTAGTAGGGGCAGTATTTGCAGTATTTAGCATTGGCCTTGGAGTGTTCAACAAGGCTAAGGAATCTATTAATAGACTTGGAGAGACCGCAAACCTTTCAGCAGATAAGCTCAAGAAGGTTGGAGAAATATTTGGTGCAGACCTGCAGACTGCTGATTTTGGATCAGCCTTTACTGGAGCCGCAGCCAAGGGCACTTCTGAGCAAAGAACGAAGACTCAGCAAGTTCTTGAAACTGAAACATTTGAGGCAGATTTTAAAACACAAATTGATGCAATTAAGAATGCTGGAAAAGAAGATGCTGAAAGAACCCTTAACGCCCTTGCCTTGCAGCTATCATCAGCAGGACTTGACTCAGAAGCCGTTCAGGCACTTATTGACGCAATCGTAATAAAGGCAGAAAGAACCGATCTTGATCTAAAGTTTGCAGGAGTCAGTTTCTCGTCAGCTGAGGGCCTTGCATCAATTACAAAGATTGTTGACGATACATCAAAACTTCTTTCAGCTAAGTTTGCAACAATGGGTGGAGATTTTGGTCAACAGTTCTTAAATATTTTTGGTGGAGGGGATTTCCAAACTCAAATTGAAACATCTGCAGGAGAGTTGTCATCTATACTACAAAGCCTAAAAGTTGGTTTTGAAAACGGAGATATTTCTGCAGAACAGTTTAACGAAAAAATAGCAGAAATAGACTCAACCATCAACTCTCTAGATCCAGCAATTGCCAGAGAGCTAGTTTCGGCTATTGCAGATAACCTAGGAATTGGCGACAAGGTTAAAGATCTAAAGAACTATGAAGATCAGCTAATGCTTATTAAAGCTGCAGCTGCAGGCATTGATGTTTCAGATGAAGATGTTAAGCTTTTAGTTGCTGCAGGCAAAGCAGGTGCAGATACTAAAACTCTCAAGGCAGCTAATAAGCTACGTGATGAGTATATTAATCAAATACAAACAGCAGCAGGAGTCACTGAAGAGCTAACAGCAGCAGAAGAAGCCCAAGCAGTTGCAACCGCAGCAGTTCAGACAGCTAACGAAGACATTGACGCTCAAATCACAGCTCTTGAAGAAGAAAAAATTGCCTACGATATTTTGATGACTGCAGGATGGTCAGCAGCAGATGCAGTAGATGCAGTTGGAAATGCAGCAATCAGGCAGGCACTTGCCATGGGTAATGATAGTGAAAGAAAAGATTTAATTGCAGATCTAGAATATCTTGCTAAGCTAAGAAAAGAATCACCAGTTGCACGTGGCACAGGTGGTGGAGGTGCAGCACAAAAAGACCCATACAAAGAAGCTATTGAAAGCCTAACAAGCCAAAGAAAAGAAATTGAAAATAACATTAAGGCCTTTAATGGATTACGTAAGGCTGGATTTAGTGTAGCAGAAGCTGCAGAAGCAGCAGGAGATGCGACTATCGCTGCAGGCCTAGCTTCTAAAAAAGTAGGAAGCAAAGAATGGAAGGCACTGGTTAGGCAGATTAGAGCTGCAAGACTAGAGGCCTTGAAAACTCCAGACGGCATTAAGAACGCCTTTGAAGGACTAAAGCAGCAAGCTGAAGACTACTACAGCATACTAGAGCGTACTGCAAATAGAAAATTTCAAGACTCAATCAAGAGCCAAGAAAAGGCCATTGATGATCTTGGCGATGCTATACAGGCAGTTAATGAAGAGATAGATACATACCAAGATAGAATTGATTCCATTCAAAGATCTATCACAATAGAATTTGACAGGCCAATCGAGGCTTTGCAAGAAGAGTCTTCAGACTTGGCTAACGACCTTACTCTTATGGATCGTGCCGCTGGAGAAATAACTAAGAGGTATGACGAGCAGTCTAAGGCTTTGTCTAGAGTTGCTCAGGCTAACCAGCAAATAATTAACCAGCAAAAGTCTCAGATGAGCCTTGCTGATGCCCTAGCCTCTGGAGACATTGGTGCCGCAGCCAGCATAATGCAAGATATGAGAGCAGCAGAGGCTGATGCAGCAGCAGCTACTCAAGAGCAAATGCTTACAGCTGCAAGAGATTCCCAGATAGCTGGATTGCGATCTGCAGGCGGTATGTCTAGAGAGCAGATTGAGCAACGTCAATTTGAAATTAGCCAAAGCACATTTAAACTAGAAGAAGCTAGAGAAATAAAGGCTTTGTCTATTCGCAATATTGAAGACCAAATTTTTGCTATTCAAACAAACAAGCTTGACCCACTTACTAAACAGCAAGCAGCAGCAGAAAAAGCACTAAAGACAGTTCAGGATCAAAGACAAGCAGAGCTTGATGCTATTGATGCCCAAAGACAAAAATGGGAAGATGCTGAGCTAGCCTTGCTTAGAGCAGAGGTAAAGGCTGGAAAGTTTAAGGGCGTTATTGAAATGGCTAAGAAGCTTACTGGAGATATTTCTAAGGAGTGGGAGAGCCTTAGCAAAAAGACAGTAACTTGGACAATTAATACTGTTAGAAATGAAACTAGAATAAAGGCAGCCTCAGGTGGACTAATCGGAATGTCTGGCGGAGGAAAGGTTTCTGGTTACCTAGCCAATGGAGGATCTTTTGGCCCATCGCTTGGCTCAGATACCGTGCCAGCAATGCTAACCCCTGGAGAATTTGTTGTTAATAGAAAAGCTGCATCAAAGTTTGGACCAATGCTAAGTGCGATAAACTCTAACGCTTTTGGTGGAGGAATGACAGCAAACAGATACAAGGCTACCCCTAAAATGTATCTACCAAAAGATTTTAATGCTCCAGTATACTCTATGCCTCAAAGGGACTTCCCAAAAAACCAGGGTGTATCATCAATCTACAACAACGAAACATCTCAAGGAACACTAGCACAAGTAGACAATTCAGTGTATAATTATAATTTAAGCGTAAATGTAGAAGGATCAAACGCAAGTGCTGATCAGATTGCAAACGTAGTGGTTAATAAACTACGTGGCATACAGTCGCAAAAGGTAAGAGGACAGGTAATTAGGTAATGTCAGTATCTTCAAACTATATTCTTGGTAGAAAAACCTGGAAAAGACCACAAGCAATGCTTTGGGCAGACGCTGCCCCAACCCTTACTGAAGGTGGAAAGCTTATTCCAGTGGGTTATGAAATTGGCTCAAACCTAACTGACATACCAGAAGAAGACCAGGAAGATAAGTTTATTATTCTATCTGACCACAATAGATCTGCGGTAGATATCTCAACAGAAAGAATTGAACAGCGTCAAAGAATGGCAAATGGAACAATGCGTTCTTACCATATTGCAGACAAGCTTACAATTAGTACTAGTTGGAGTATGCTACCGTCTAGAGGGTTTGAGGTTATTCCTAACTTTTCTCAAGACTTTGGTAAGCCTGCCATCTTAACACCAGCCAACAAGGGCACACCACCACCTAACACATATTTTGCAGATAAGTCTCAGCAATACACAGCTGACGGCGGAGCAGGTGGAGGAGAAATGTTGGACTGGTATGAAGAGCATAAGGGACCATTCTGGGTTCTATTGTCATACGACAAGTACAATAACTTTGGAGACAACAACGCAGCAAGAACTCACCTAAGCGAATATTCTCAGGCAATTCAAATGTATATTTCAAGCTTTACCTACTCAGTAGTAAAGCGTGGTGGGGATAACTTTGATATGTGGGACGTCTCTGTAACGCTGGAAGAGGTATAAAGTGTTTCAGAATGATGAGTTAAAAAATCATCTGGAAACATCTTTTTCGGTTGAGTCAGAGCCAGCGGTGATTGCAGAATGGAATATGAATATTCCTGGCAATATACAAAAAATAGGAAACTATAGATACAGAGAAAACAGCTCTCAGTATAGCGTTATCCCAAATGCATTTGACATATCTGATCCTGGAAACTTTTACACTGGAGCAACTGATGCTAACGTTGCAGTTCAAAATGGTTTAGAAGAAGATGAGACAACGCCACAAGTATTTGTTTATCAAAAAGATAAAGAAAAGATGCTGTACTCATTGGAAGATTGCTTAAAGCCATTTAGGCCAAGGTCTGGGATTAACAAGCTATCTTACTTTAACAACAAGTATTTGTCCTTTCCAAACGTTAATATGTTTTTGCGTCCACGCTACTATATGTCAAACAAAAACGATGAGTTTAAATACTGGAGATCTTATAGAACTGAAATCAATCCACTAACCAATGTTAACGCTGAATATGGAGTATCCAAAAATAGCTCTACTGGAAGATACGTTATTGAAGACACCAACCCATTCGTAACCTACAAAGAAGCAGTCCCAGCAAATAGAATTGTAGTAAAGGTTCAAACAAATGTTGGAACAATAGACCTTGGCCCTTTTAGAACCTCTGGCGGATCAACATTGCAAGACCCATTCTTTGGAGAATCAAAAAAGACGGTGCCAAGAGTATTCAGGGTTGAGTATCTTGACCAGTCTAACCAGTGGCTACCTGCATATAGCTTTGATGAGTCATCCCTAAGAGATGATCAGGAAAGTCCAATATTTGGTGCAGATGGGCATCTAAGTCTTGAGTATGGTATTGAGGTTCCTTTTAATTATAGAAACAACTTTATATTTGTTGATACAGTTAAAAGCAGCGTAGTCCTTCCAGAAAATAACATTATTGGTAGAGCATATTTGGTTACGCCAACAGACAATGCCAAGGGAACCCTCCATGTTTTTAATGGTCAGACATACGACACCTTTATTCCAGTTTACAGATGGTTTGTTGGAAATGACGGGGTGTATGAAAACACACACTTTGTAACTGACTTTACTAATCCGCCATACTATAACGAAACAGGCGATGGTAATAATACCTATAGAGAGTTTGTATTCTTAAAAGGAATTCGCATAGTTGTAGAAACTATGAATACCCCTAACACACCGCTAGAGCTTATTGAGATGTCTCCAAGGCTAGTAGCCAACCTATCAAGCAACCTCATAACATTTGATGTAACAAAGGCAGCATCTGATTTGGGATCATCATCTTTGCCAGTTGGTCAGATTATGGCAGGAATTGGTAGTCTAAGTTTATTTGACAGCGACCAATCTTTTAATACAAATAACGAATGGAACTTTAGCACTCAAACTGGAAGTATTATAGCCAAGTATATCGATAAGAATATTAAGTTTACCTTTTACGAGGTTGTTAAAAATGTAAACAATAGCAACTACTACGTGCCAATCAAAACTTTATACTCTGAAGGATTTGCTGAAAGAAATGCTCAGACTGGAGAGACTAAGCTAAACCTAAGAGATTTTTATTTTTACTTTGAATCCCTTAAAGCCCCAAGAATTTTACTAACAGAGGTTTCTCTAAGTCAAGCAGTCTGTATTTTGCTAGACTCAATTGGATTCTCTAACTATGTATTTAGGAGAAAGGCTGGAGTTGCAGATCCAGTAATCCCAAACTTCTTTATTCCACCAGAACAAAGCATTGCTGAAACCCTAGCACAACTTTCAAGGGCAACCCAGTCAGCCATGTTCTTTGACGAGTATAATAATTTTGTCGTAATGACAAAAGAGTATTTGCTAGATGAGTCTGTAGAAAGAATTCCAGATATAACACTTAATGGTTCTTCACAGGGCAGCAAGCTTCCAAACATTGTTGCTGTAGCCTCTCAGGATAAAAGGGTATTTAATGCTGGTACTGTAAACTTTACCTCGAGAGAAATAAAAAGAACTGGTGGAACTATACAACAAAGCAAGTTTGTCGACAAGAATTATATTTATAATCCATCGACCCTGTGGGAAGTTTCTTCAAGCGAAAAAACATCTTCTGCAAATGCTGGAGACCAGTCTGGCTTTGTATTAGCTGCAGTTCCACTAAACACAAGCTTGTCTGGAGATGTTCCAACCGTATCTATTGATAACCAACTAATTAATAATACTTTTGACATTGGTGAAAATGCATACTGGCTTGCTAGGTTCCAGGGGCTTTTCTATGCTAATGGTGAAATCATTAAGTATGATGCTGTTGAATACAACATAACTGGTGTTGGAAATGTTTGGATATCTAGCAGCCTTGAGTACCAAGATTATTTTTCAAATCTTAGGTTTAATGGAAAAATTTATCCAACTGGATTAGTTAGAATTTTTGCTGAGCCATACTATGAAACCTTTAGTGGTATAGCAGTTACAAGAAATAACCAGGAAATTGGAACATCAGTTAGAATGAAGGTTGGAGAGGTGGTTTCTCATGGTCGTGGGCAGTTTGGAACACCAATCATAAATCACAATGCTGGTTTAGATCCTTACTGGACTAACAACAATAATATTCAGGGCTGCGAGATGAATAGTGATTTGCTATTTAGCACAGAGATTGAGCCAACGATTCCACCAACCATTGTTGGAGAAGCTGGGCTGGCAAAAACAGTTGCTCAAAAAACTCAAAGAAATAGCATAATTAGAAATTTCTTGTCATCAAAATACTCTACAGAAACTGATGTGTCATCATTAAAAACTACTACAGCTGCAACTATACAGGCATCAGCACTAGTTATGACAGGCCCAGATTTTGAGCCAGGCATTAATCAAAAGAATTATGTTTCTTATGTGCACAAGCACCTCGATAAAGCATATAGGCATTTTGGAACCAGAGTTAGAATTATAGGTAAGGTAGAAGCTGCTGGAGATAGGTCTCAAACTGTAGTTGGTGGAATGACATACTTTAACGTACCTGGATCTGACCCAACTGAAAATGTTTCAATAGGTGGAGGATCTGCAGGAATAAACCTTGTGAATCCAGCCACCAACAACGGATATTACTTTGAAATTGCAGCACTAACAACTTCAAAAATAGAAGAGCTTCTTCAAAGAAACGAAAATGAAGAAGCAACCGTATCAATTGAGAACATTCTTTTCTATAAAGTTAAAAAGAACTCAGGATCTGACACTAAAGCAGTTCCAGTAAAGCTTTGGGGTGGAGTTGGAAATATCATAGTTGATGATGGAAATTTTGCTGGACAGTATAGGTTTACAGGAGAGAAAAATCCAACGGTATATGACTTAGCAATTGAATACGTTGATGTCAACGAAACAAGACGAGACTTCTATCTATACATTAATCAAAACCTAGTAGCTAGAATAACAGACAATGACCCATTGCCATTAGTAAATTCAGCTGTAGGGCTTTTTGTTCGTGGCACATCCAAAGCTATGTTTGAAAATATTTATGCACTTGGCAAAAACTATGCTACAAACACCGTGTTTGATACTAACACTCCAATAGCTAAAATATTTGGAGACTCAGATAACCAGATTAATGCAGTAGAGGCATTAAGCAGGTATGCCCTAAGCGGAGTGGTACAAAACACATACTTAAGCAATATCAATCCAACCTCTGTTCCAGCATACGGCCTTTACTTTGAAGAGTTTGGAACAATAATGCGTGAGGCAGCATACTTTAATGTTAAGTATGAACGTGCTTTCCCAGCACTCTATGCTAAGATTGCTCCAGTTTTTAATAGATTAAAAGGATACACAGTTTCTGGATTTACTGCAGATTCTTATGGTGCTGAGTTTTTAGTATTTAATAATACTGACGCCGTGCTAAAGCTTGACTCTAGCACTGGCAATCCCCTCAGAATTGTAGGTGTTGCGTTTACTGGTGAAAATACTACAAGCGTAACTGTTGATGACTTCTTAAGAAGAAAAGGCAGCACTTCAGATCCAGAGCTTAAGGGCTCAACAGTAATTGAGTCACCGTTTAAATTCACAGAGCAGTATGAAAAGATTAGACAGAGTAGGATTTTGTATGGTAAGAATGATTTTACTTTAGACTCTATCTATATACAAGATTTAGACACCGCAGAAAATTTGCTTGGTTGGATTATTAATAAAAATATTAGACCAAGAAAGTCAGTAGGCCTAAACATATTTTCAATGCCAACCCTTCAGCTTGGAGACCTAGTTAATATATATTATAAAGATGCAGACAACATCGATCTGGTAGCTCCAGAATCTACAAGGTATGTGGTGTACAATATTAATTACAATAGGTCTGTTTCTGGACCAAGTATGACCGTATATTTGAGTGAGGTTTAGTAATGGCAAAAAAAAGTCAGGCACAGTTAGCAGCAGCATTTGCCAAGCAGTCTACGCCTGCACCTGCACCAAAGCCTACGCCAAAACCATCTCCTGGACCTGCCCCAAAAGCATCTACGACAACTAAAGCCCAGTCCTCAATTTTCCCTGGAACAAAGACTCCAGCACCAAACACTGTTGGTCCACTAAAGAGTGGCTACGTTCCAATATCAAAGCCAGCACCAAAACTTTATTCTGGCCCAATGATTGATCCAAAAACTGGCAAGTCAACAATTAAAGCTGCCACACCAAAAAAGCCAGCAGCTAAAGTTATTTCAAATCCTAAACCACCAGTAAAGCCACCAGTAGTAAAGCCGCCACCAGCTGTAAAGACCCCTACTGTTGATGTTCCTGCCTCATCACCAACAATAACTAATGATATCTTTGCAACACCACCAGCAACCAATGAAGATCCTGTAATAACTCCACCACCAGTAAAAAGTGCCCCAATAGATACAGTAATCTTTATAGATGAGGCTTTTAGTAGTGAGTTAATCACTGACCTGCTATTTGAGGACGTTGGCGGTCAAGAGCTTTTAACAATTGCAAGAAATGATACCGTCAATGGGCAGAGTGTAATTTATCAGCCATTTAAAAATCTTGGAATACTGCAAGAAATTTATAACCCAACAAGTCTGTTAAAGCTGCAAGAAACTTCAGACAAGTTCTTTTCAAACTTTACAATCAATCTAAGAGATCGGATCCCAAAGGTTGGTAGTGGCTTAAACGGTGCAAACTACTATCTAGACTTGGCATCTGGCGAGGGTGTTATTGAGTTTATTAATCTTAGGTCTGATGAACAAGTAGAAGTACAGATTGCCAGTGCTGGTATAATAGAAGATGTAGGAATATAATATGATAACTAATATAGGTAAAAACATTATTGCGAAGTATCTCATTGGAGATGCTCCAGCATACGCATCATACATAGCTCTTGGCTGTGGCCCAACGCCACGCCCTAATATAACCACAAAGTCTGGGGTATCAACAGGAACCCTATCTGGAACAATCTTATCAACAGGAGCACCAGCAGTAGGTGGAAGCTTTATTACACCAATTACTGGAATATCATCAACAGCAGGTTTGGTAGTTGGAATGACTGTCTCAAAGACTGCTGGCACTGGAGCCTTTGGAGCATCTACTACAATTACTAGTATCGATGGCCCAACAAGAATTACTGTAGCATCTTCAACAGCTCAGCATACTGCTGGAACAATTACGTTTAGCACTAGTGGTTCTGCACAAATACTATCTGCACCGTCTACAGAGGGACTATGGATTGGTGCAAAAGTAACGATAACATCTGGAACTGGATCTTTTAGTTCAATTACAGATACAATAATTACAGCTGTTAACTCCGATACCAGTTTTACAATAACGCCAGGGCCAGCTACCACGCTTCTTGATGCGACGCTATACGTAGAGGTTGATCCAGACACAAACACCTTAGGCTTTGAAATGTTTCGTGTCCCAATTTCTTCACGTGGATACGTAAATGATAATGGTACTAATAAGATTATCTTAACTGCACAACTACCAACAGAAGAACGTTATGAAATTTCTGAGATTGGAATATACTCTGCAGGAGCAAACTCTGCAGCTGGAAAATTTGACAGTAGAACAATCTCTGCTTTTGCTAGCGAAGAAGCTTGGCAGCTCAGCCTAGGAAGCACCCTGAATAGCCCATCTCCACAGAGTGCGGTATTTCCTGAAATACAAAACTCGATTATTAGTGGACTTAACTTTATTGTTAGCACAGCACCAGCAATTAAAACAAGCACAACAAATGGTATATTTTCTAATCCAACCAGAGCAGCTAGATATGAAAGACCAAGGTACCTTGGAAACGTATTGCTACTAAAGGGGGATACCTCATACATATATTCAGACGGCACGAATCTTCAAATATCTGGTGAGCCAGGATTCCTACAAATTACTGGTCAGCCTACAGACCTAACTAAAAACTCATCGTCAGACTTAATGAAGTTGGCTTTTTCTGTAATTTCTGTGGATGGAAACTCTTCTAACGTTCCAGATGCTGTAAACATAATTATTGAATTTAGCAACAGTGATGGATCGCAATATGCAAGAATGCAGGTAGAGGCAAAAGATTCTGTCCACCGTTTTGCAAGCAACAGATACATTGTTGCAACAAAAAGACTTGATGAGCTAGCCTATACTAGCGGACAATTTTCTTGGAGAAATGTTTCAGTAATTAAAGCTTACGTTGCTGCCATTGAAAATCTTTTAGTAACAGACAAAGCACTTACGACTAACGTGGCTACAATAACAACAGCATCAGCCCATGGCTTAGTGAGTGGAAACTATGTAAAGATTAGCGGTGTTGACTCAACATTCAACGGTACTTATGAAGTAGTTGACACACCAACATCAAATACATTTACTTATGCTAAGACTGCTACTAACGTGTCGTCTCAAACAGTAGTGCCAAACGGTAAGGCAGAAGTCCCAAGCAACCAGTTCTATGTAGGGCTAGATGCTCTTAGAGTTGACAACGTAAGCACAGTAAATCCAGTATATGGTTTAACTGGATATTCTATTATTCAAAACTCTGACAAAACAACTATTGTAAAGTCACCTAATACAAATAACTATATTGAATATAGATTTATATTGGACGTAACATAATGGTTGATGCTGGCATTAAGCAAATAAGGATTAGCAAGTCTGAGTTTCCGCTTGTTCAGTTTACGACTACACGTAATGAAGCTTTGTCAAGAGACGAAGTGGACTCTCTTCACTATGACTTTAGATATCGTGTGGTATCTGAAGACAAGAATAGGTTTTCTCATTGGTCTGAAATAATTAGATACCCAATGCCAGACGTTACAACTCCTTTTCCTTTTGTTGATACAAACAGGTTTTCAATTAGCAAGGCTGGTAACCCAGAAGTAATTACTGCTGTTTGGTCTTTTCCAGGAGACGCCGAAAACCCTAGCGATTATGTAAAGTTTTTTAGAGACACAACACAATATGACGTATGGATCAGGTGGAACAACAACAATACTACAGATCTTAACAATGTGGGCTGGACTGATTGGGAGTTTGAAGCAACAGTGTCATCAAACAGTTTTTCTATTTTAAAAAAAGACGGGGACGTAAAAAGAATTGAAATAGCTATTCAGGTTCCAACAGTAGTAAAAATTAGAGACTATTACAACAATAAGCTTACCCTATTCAGGGGCTTATCTGGTACAATATAAGTAGGAGAATACTATGGCAAAAATACCACTACCAGAGCGAGGTCAACCAATTGACGTTAGCTATATCTATCAGATTACAAATGCTGTAAATCAGCTATCTGATCAAGTCTCAACAACAGGATATAACTATACTACTATTGATACACCGTCAGCAAACAAGCAAAATATTAAAACCTCTGAAGCAAGAATTATTGGTGGCACTGTGGTTGTCACATCAAACAGCTCACAAAATGCTGATACCACAAAAACTTTTACTTATTCATACAATGGAAATTTTAAATACACACCAGTCGTAACTGCTACAGTTGTAAATACTGGTGGTGTTGGTACTGCAGGCGATGGTGCTACCGTTGTTCTAACAAGCGTTGACGCAAATGGATTAACTGGTTTGGTTAGGTTTGACAAAGGTGGAAATGCATCCACAACCGTTAATCTAATTATAATCGGAATTCCAAACTAATGCAGAAATACGAAAGAAAACTACTAGACCAAGAGTATAACCAGGAGTCTGTTATTCCTGGGAATAAAAAAGTCTGGTTCTTAAATGGAGATCTTGTAAGACCACACCATCAAAGTCGCTCTACTGGGATGATTACTCTATACAATATCACGAAGGATCGCATGGAGTCTTGCTTTACAACTGACTTTAAAAGAAATCGTGAACGTGCATATACTGTAGGAGAAACTGCTAAGCTTGTTAACCGTCATAAAAAGTATATGCCCAGCCTTATGAAGCGTGGAGTAATTCCATTTCCTATAGGATCATCAAAAGATGGAAAAACTGGCTGGCAGATAAGAAGCTATTATTCAGAGTCGCAAGTTAAAGAAATTCGTGATATACTTGCATCAATACACATAGGCCAACCAAGAAAAGATGGCCTAATTACAAACAATATGACACCAACAAACCAGGAGTTGACAAGGCGAATGGGAGATGGTATACTAACATATACAAAGACAGAAGACGGCAGGTTTATACCAACCTGGTCAGAGTCTATTTAATACCGTGAGGGGTAGGAAAATGAACAACGAAGAAACTAAGGTAAACGTTACTCTAGGTTATACACTTAATCTAGGTAACTTTCAGTCCTTGCGTTTGGATCTTGGGGTAGTTGACTCAAGACGTGAAGGTGAGACTGTAAACGACGCATTTGAGCGTGTGTATAAGTTTGTTGAAGACAAGCTAACAGAGAAGCTAGCAGAAGCAAAGTCTGAAATAGACGAGTAATGGCTGAACGTAAAGACCGTATGGCTTTACTTGGCACCTACTCTAGTCAACATCTTAAAAAGTATGGTGCAAAGCCAGTACTTAACCTAAACACAGAGCAGTGGGCCGCAGATGCCATTGTTGAATCCTTTGGCCTTGACTTAGCCATGAGACTAGTGTACTATTATTTTGAAGTAGCACAAAAACCAAGCTGGACATTCTATGCCTATAATGCAGAAAAGATTTTGCAGGCTATGGATGAAAAAGTAAAAGACGAAAAAGAACGAGCAGAGCGTAGAGAGATGGCTAAAAGGTGGCTAAGTGAGTAACACAGAGTCTAAGGTAATATCAGCAGTCCTAGCTGACAAACAGATGCACGTATTGCTTCAGGCAAACGTAGACAGTCTGCTAACTACTCACGTTGACATCTGGACTTTCATTCGTAAATACTTTGAGACCAATCAGTCTGTTCCACCAACCTCTCTTGTTGTAGAAAAGTTTCGGGACTTCTCACCAGTTGATGGTGTTGGATCAACCAAGCATCACCTAGACGAGCTACAGACAGAGTATCTTAACGATAGCCTTAAGGGCATCTTAAGAAATGCTGCACAAGAAGTGCAGAATGGTCAGGGTGGTATTGCTCTAGAAGAGCTAATCACAAAAACTTCAGAGCTAAAGAAAAACACATCTGCTATTCGTGATATTGACGTTACAGATCTTGAGTCTGCGGTAGCATACTTTGAAAACGTAAAAGCACAGCAAGCTCTTGGTGTTACTGGAATCAAAACCAACCTGCCAGGGTTTGACAACTATCTGCCAGCTGGTATTATGCCAGGACAGCTTGGAGTGTTTCTTGCCTACCCAGGTATTGGTAAGTCTTGGATGGCCCTATATTTTGCGGTACAGGCATGGAAGCAGGGCAAGTCACCACTAATCATATCCCTAGAGATGTCAGAAACAGAAGTTCGTAATCGTGTATTTACTATTATGGGCGAAGGCTTGTGGTCACACCGTAAGATTAGCAATGGTGATATTGAACTAGATATGCTTAAGAAGTGGCACGAGAAAGAGATTGCTGGCAAGCCAGAGTTTCACATTATCTCTAACGATTCTGGTGGAGAGATTAATCCATCAGTCCTTCGTGGAAAGATTGATCAGTATAAGCCTGACTTTATTATTGTTGACTACCTACAGCTTATGTCTCCAAACCAAAGATCAGAAAACGAAGTTGTTCGTATGAAGAACCTATCACGTGAGCTAAAGCTTTTGGCTATTGGTGAAGAAGTTCCTATTATTGCTATTTCATCCGCTACCCCTGACGATGTAAATGACTTGAGTGGTGTTCCTACTCTAGGACAGACTGCATGGTCACGTCAGATTGCTTACGATGCTGACTGGGT